GCCGGGCCGCAAGCCTAACCGCGCCTGTGGGACGCGACTCCCGAATCACAAGCTGAATGACTATGAAGTGCAGACGATCCGCAGCCTCTGGCCATCTCACTCTTTCGCCGTGATCGGGCGCATGTATGGAATATCAAAGCAGCAAGCGCACAGGATAGTCCGCGGCCTGAAATGGAAACACATCGAGCACGACACACAAACCGCCGCCGCGCCCAGTTCTCTTGCGAGCGTCATCGAGGTGTAAGTCCGCGATTTTTTTTCGGGCAGGTTTTAGGTGACCGGGTCCTAACGGGGTACCGGCCGACTGCGGGTGACGGCGAGCGCGAGGGGGCACTAGTGATAGAAATTTTCCGACCTCAGTTCACATCACATTGAACGCTCAGGAGCTATTTGAACAATGCCAGTCGTCGGACCAGCAGACATTGCGCGGCTTTTCGAAGTGGACGTGTCTTACGTCCATCAACTTGGGAAGGAAGGAATGCCGCAAGTGAAACGCGGCCAGTATGAACTTGGCGCGTGCATGCTCTGGTACATAAAATATCTGCAAAAGAAAGTGAAAGCGCGGCGGCCCCAGGGCGATGAGAAAGCCAACACAGAGCGCGACGAGCGGCTAAAACTTTTGCAAGCTGAGGCAGAACTCAAGCAACTGGAACTCGCGCGCGAGCGCGGCGAGTTTGCGGCGATCGCCGATTTCGAGAAATCAATAACCGAAATGGTAGTCGCCACGAAGGCGCGCATCTTGGCCTTGCCTTCGCGCCTCGCTCCGCAACTTGTCGGCGAGGACCGACTCGTCATCGAGACCCGGCTCGAGAAAGAATTAAAAGACACGCTGGCAACACTCAGCAAGAACGGACACAACGGATGATCCTGCAATCGCATGAGAGCGCGCTCGTTAATATCGACACGGCGGTCACTCGCGCGGTGACGCTCTGGGAGCCGCCACCAGATTTGACCGTCGCAGAGTGGGCGATTCGCAATCGCTACTTGCCGAAGGGAACGACGTCGAGGCCTGGCCCGTTCGTACCGGAAAAATTTCAAATCGAAATGATGAACGTTATCCTCGACCCGCGCGTGCATGAAATCGTCATTCAGAAATGCACGCAAGTCGGCTTCTCCGATGGCGTCCTAAACAACATTATCGGTTACTACATAGACGCGGACCCGAAGCCGATCATGCTAGTACAGCCCACGATCGACAACGCGAAAGACTACGGGAAAAAAAGAATCTCGCCGATGATCGAATCGTGCCCGGTACTGCGCGAGCGAATCAAGGAACCGACGTCGCGACGTCCAGGCAACACGCTCGCGCTAAAAGAATTTCCAGGCGGCTTTTTGAAACTCACGGGCGCGAATGCAGGCGCAGGCCTTCGAAGCGATCCGGTCCCCATTGTGCTGTTCGACGAGGTCGATGGATATCCGCTCGATGTGGAAGGCGAAGGCGATCCGCTCGAAATCGGCACGCGGCGCACGGACACGTATGCAGATTACAAAATCGTCAAAGGGTCGACGCCGGCCAAACCAAAAAGTATCTCGCGCATCGAGCGCGATTTCGAGCGCAGCGACAAACGAAGGTTTTTCGTGCCGTGCCCGTTCTGCGAGTTTATGCAAGTGCTGCACTGGCGTGACCCGGAAACAAAAGAGTATCGCCTCTACTACGATCGCGATGCGGGCGGGCAAGTAATCAAAGCGTCAGTCGCGTACGTCTGCGCGCGCTGCAAGGGAAAAATCACCGAACGGTTTAAACCACGGATGATCGCGGCGGGCGAATGGCGCGCAGAATTTCCCACGCGGGTCGTCGCTGGGTTTCATTTAAACGCCCTGTACTCGCCCTGGCGCGATAACTGGACGGACCTGGCGCAAGAGTGGAGCGAAGCAACGACGCAAAAGAACCCGGAAAAACTCAAAGCGTTTATAAATTTGCGGCTTGGTGAAACCTGGGAAGAGGAAGGCGACAGCGTCGAGACGATCGGACTAAAAGCACGGCTCGAGCCGCAGCGCGCGGAAGTGCCTCCAGGCGTCGGACTACTGACGGCGAGCGTCGATGTGCAGAGCGATCGCCTCGAGTGCGTCGTTAAGGGTTGGGGCCACGGTGAGGAATCCTGGCTAATCGCGTACCAGATTCTCTATGGCGACCCCGGCCTGCCTTCGGTTTGGGACGAGCTCGACAAATTTCTGGGCGAAGAATATCAACACGAGAATGGGCGAATGGTTCGAATCGTGTCCACGATGGTCGATAGCGGCGGCCTGCACACGGAGGAAGTGTACAAGTTTTGCAAAGCGCGCCAGCATCGGCGGGTGTTTTGCCTCAAGGGCTCGAGCGAAACAGGGAAGGAAATCTTAGGCCGCTACTCCACGAATAATCGTTATCAGGTCAAACTTTTCACGGTTGGAACAGACACGGCGAAGGATCGAATTTTCGCGCGACTCAGGATTGCAAGCCCCGGCCCCGGCTATATTCACCTGCCTGAATGGGCAGAGGACGAATACCTCGCGCAATTGACGGCGGAAAAGGCCTTACGGAGATACAAGCGCGGGCGCGGCATCGTGCGGCAATACGTCAAGATTCGAGCGCGTAACGAGGCGCTCGATCTCGAGGTGTATGCGCTCTGCGCTCTCTATGTGCTAGGGACGCAGACGATAAGGCGTCTGGGCGAGATGGCCGAAGAGCTCAAAACCCCACCGGACGGAGGATCCTCCGGGCCACAAGGCACAGGCGGCCCAGGCGGCACACAGGGAAAGCCGAAGCCTGGACAACGCAGCGGGTGGGTATACGGGTATTGAGGGGGTGGGCATGGGAACCGGCAAAAAAGACGGTCGCGCGAGCTCAAACGGCAAACGGCGCGCAATTTGGAAAAATCGTATCGTACGGACGGCGCAAGTCGACCCGGCGAGGCTCGTCGAGAATCCCGATAACTGGCGGAAACACGCGGACGACCAGGCGGGCGTCGTCGACGGCATTCTCTCGGAAGTGGGATGGGTGCAACGCGTCATCGTGAACAAACGTACCGGCCACATCGTAGACGGACACTTGCGAATCAAACTTGCCATTCAGCGCGAGGAAAAAACGGTCCCGGTTGAGTACATCGACGTGACGCTCGAGGAAGAAAAGAAAATCATTTTGACGCTCAATTCGTCGGGCGGCATGGCGGGCAAGGACCCAGACAAACTCATCCCGCTTTTGAAGGAAGTCCACTTTTCGACGGCGCTCCTCGACCCGCTCCTCGAGGAGCTCGCGAAGGACCTACACCTCGAAACGGGCGCGCAAGGCCCGGCGCCCGAGGTGGAATTCACCGAAGAACTCCTCGAGGAGCATAACTACGTGGTGCTCTTCTTCGAAAACCGCGTCGACTGGATCAATTTGTTAAGCGTGTTGGACCTGAAAACGGTCAAAGCGAAACGCAGCGGGCGCGGCACTGGGTTTCTCTGCCAGGGCGTCGGGCGCGTGCTGCGCGGGCCGGATGCGATCGCGCGGATTCAAGAAAGCGGAAAACATGGGCGGTGAGCGCAAAAGAATCATTCGCCTTTGCTGCCCGAGTTATGGGCGCGCCGACGCGCTCGACACGGCACGCTATCTGCCAGGCGTGAGCGTGTATGTGGACCCGTCAGAGTATGAGGCCTACTCGAAAAAGAACCCGGATACGCGCATCGTGAAGTGTCCACCCGGCGTGCAGGGCAAAGTCCCACGAACGCGAAATTACATTTTGAACAAGAATTTCAGCACTGGCGCGGACGTCGTTGTCCTGCTCGATGATGATCTGCAGGGCATCTATTTATGGGAAAAACGCGAGACGGGCGAGCGTGAAAAAGTGCTAATTGACGCGGCAAACTTTGACCGCTTTGTCGAAAAATATTCGATCATGGCCGAGGATATGGGCGCATTTTTGTGGGGTGTTCACATCGCACCGGACAAAATGCTCTATAAGCCCTTCGCGCCATTCTCGACCAACGTCTTTATCGGCGGACCTTTCCAAGTCGTGTTGCGTGGATGCGTGTTGCGTTACGATGAGCGGTTTCCCCTAAAAGACGATTACGATTTCTGCCTGCAACACCTGAACCACTACCGCAAAATTTTGCGCGTGAACAAGGGTTTTTTCGTGGCCAAGCAATCGGAACAAAAAGGCGGGTGTGCGACGTTTCGAACAATGGCGCGCGAGACGGAGGAGTTCAAACGCTTACAAGCGAAATGGGGCGGGCATATTGTCCGGCTCGATCATCTGAACCGGGCGGCGTGGAAGACGAAGGGGCGCACGAAAAACCCGGACTATAACCCGATTCTGCATATTCCGATCGCGGGAGTCTGAGACGAGCTCTCTAGGCATTTTAAAACCCTCCAGGGCAAGCACTGGGCGACCTGGCAGGGCGTTTAGGGACTGGGAGCCCCAAGGGAGCCTAGACAAACGTTTGACCCGGAAAACGGCTCCAGGCGAGTTTAACGGTTTGGGGGTGAAGAAATGAAGACGGTTAACGTTGTCGCTCATTCGTTCGATTGCTTGCCCGGCCATGTGACAGTGGCGGCAAAAGCGAAAGGGGGAAATGTGCGGGTCGCCACGGCTCGCGCGGTCGGCCTGGTTTTCCTCGACGAGCGATTGCGACGAAAACAAATCAGCGATTTCAAATTGTCCGTAGTGGTAATTTCCGACCACGATTTGAGGTAGGAGAAGAGGCGCCGCACGCCAATACAACGCCTCTTCTGCAGGTAGGAATCGGGCGGTGACTTTCGGGGAATTTCCGCCACGCTTGTCGAGCGTACCAGAAAAAGATGGGTGTATCCATGAGACACGACTGCTCGAGACGAAAGGCTGCGCGCATCGAGGAGGAAAGCATGCCAATGTCAATGCGTTGGTTTGGCAAGCGCTGGCCGGGCGCGCTCTGTGATGAATGCCAGGAAGCGCCGACGCCGGTCGGCCTCGCCTGTATTCACTGCGAGGAACAAATCGTCAGCGGCGACTCTGGCGTGTTCTACGCGAATGGTCCAGCAGCCCACCGCAATTGTTTTCTGCGCGGTGTTATCGGGAGTCTCGCGCATATCCAGAAGCGATGCGCGTGCTACGTTCGCGACTCTGACGAGAGCGATCCGCTTGGGTTGACGCCCAGGCAGGCCGCAGACGCAGCGGTCGCGGAGTGGGAACGGCGCTCGCGCGTGAATTAGCTTGCCGTGCGTCGGTGGACTTCCGCGAGAAGTTCTTTCAATGGCATGAAGGCGAGCACTTGCGAAATGGGGATGGACAGTTCGACAGTTATGTCGCCGGTCACATTATCGCGAACCACACGGGCATCGACAAAGCCAGTTACGACTTTCTTGGTCACGGGTTTGGTTTTCAGAATCATGCGGCACGCTTTTTCTTATCGTGCTTTCTCGCTTCGGCGGCGACGATGCGGCGGTGACGGAGTGCGGCGACTTTGCTGTGCTCTGCGAGGTGCGCGGACAGCCAACGCCATTTCTGGTAATTGTAAAACAGGCGGTCGGCCCCAAACGGATAACGCGGCGGTTTCTCACCACAGACTGGGCATTCGATCGTTAGGCCGTAACTTCTTCCCGCGCGCCTGCTGCTGAAGTAGTTCTCCCACCCGCTCGGCAAAGAACGACGGAGGAATTGATAGGGTGTTAGCATAGACTTCGATCCAGGTTTGACAGTGGGCGAAGGCGTAGACGATGTGTCGTTCTGTGGCTCGTTCGATTTCTGGCGCGTGGTCTCCTGCATTTCCGTTCCTCCCCGAAAAGGATTTTGCTTTGACGATTGCGTGCCCGGCTTTCTTGGCAGCGTGCCGCCATTGATAGATAGTTGAAACGTGAATCCCGTGCTTGTGGGCGATCGCGGAAATGTGTTGCTGGCCAGCGGCAATCTCTGCGGAAACGGCCGCCTTCTCTTCGTCAGAATAGTGTCTGAGTCGTCTCTTCATTCGTTGGTCTCCTGAGTATCTTAGGGGTGGGCGGCCCCTCTCTTTCCTATACGAAACGGCGTCCTGTTGACAACTTGTTTTTTTCGACTCTTGCAATGTTCGCTAACCCTTCGCCGTGCCGGGCCGGTTACTGAAAAGCGCCTGGACTTGATATTCGAAACGGTTTCGCGCTATACTTGATTCCAGTACAGGAGGCAACACGAAATGAAATCTCAGCCAAGGAAATTCAAACTCTACCGGGAAGCGCAAGAACTGGGCGCGCCGTTTGTGGCGAACGTTATTTTCTGCCATCACTCGAAGCCGACGCGCAAACTCGAGGGTCTCGTTACACTCTTGCGTCGCGGCGTCACGGTGACCCCGGCGTCGTTCTCGATGGACATTCTACAGTTCGATGGCGCGGGCGCGCACTCCTACAGCGAGCTCGAGCAAGTCGGAAGGGAGGCGCGCTCGTGAATAGGGACTACAAAACGACACACGATAGAGCCGCTCGCAATTTGAAAGTGCTTGCCATTCTCACGAAGTCTTATGAAGTGGCCGGAATGAACGCTGAGGAAGCTGGACACTACGCTTGGAAAGAGTTCAATACGCTTACCACCCGCCAGATCAAGAGAATTGCGGAAACAAAAATCACGGAGGAAAAAACCAATGCCTAATTGCAGGAAGCACACGAAAGTGAAGTTGATTTGCCCGGCTTGTATCGGCGAACGCAGCAACGCTGCGGGACCGAGCAAGTCATTTTTGAAATCGGCGCGGCGTAATTTGAAACTCGCGCATGCGGCACGGCGGAAGTATTCGCGCTGCCCGCGCTATGCGTCGCACCATTTCTCGCCGACGACTGGGCGCTGCCCTTGCGGATTTCAACGGCCAGCGAGCGGTAAGGTGGCGGCATGAAACTCAGCGCGCGTATTGCACTCTATCTCGTACTTGTGGCCGCCGTCTTCGCTGCGATTGTTTTGCGAACTGGAGCCAACTACATTAATGCGAACGTGAGAATGCAGCGCGAAGTCGCTTACAATCGCGCGCTCTTGGAACGCAACGCGATAACCGCAGAACTCGACGAACGGCACCGCACGAGAATGACGGAACTCAAAGCCGAGTCAAAGAGTCTCGACGTCTATAGCCGGTGCATGCAGGAGCACAGGTATTCGTCCGAGTCGTCAAATGTTTCCGTCTGCAAGGCAGAGGCGGAAGTCGCCCGGCTTCGCATCCTCGAAGCGGCGGCGCACGCCCGCGTCCTCGATCTCAAAAGATGATCTGATTTTTCAATTCGAAACTTGGCCAGCGGCTCGGATTCTTCCGGGCCGCTTTTCTTTTTCCGCGCAAAATCCCCACCAAATTGTGTAGAGATATTCTCTACTGGCACGGATTGTGCCACGTCCTCTACTGTCCACAGGCGATGGGCTCATCGTCGTTTTGTTTCGATTGCCAGGTTCCCGACTGCGTGCCGCTGCAAATCGGCCAGGGCACCACTGTCAAATTCCGCCGCACGTTCAATTGTTTTTCCGCGAAAGATTTCGGTTACACGATTTATTTCAACGGCGCGAGCTCGAAGTTTAACGCGGTGGGCGTGCCTGATCCAGACCCGGTGAATGGCCCAGGCTGGCTTGTGACGATTAACGCGGTCGCGACGAAGTCGCAAATTCCAGGCGCGTATCGTTACTGCGAGCGCTTACTCAATGCCACGACGGGCGAGGTCTACGATCCCACGGGCGAGACTCTTGTCAGCAATCTAGTGCCGAGTCCTGCAGACGCTCCCGCTGGCGCGTTTCAAACTTACGAAGAAAAAACGGTCGCGGTTTTGGAGGCTTCGCTCAGTGGAGACTTGTCCGCTGGCGTTCAGAATTACAGCATTGCGGGCCGCTCGGTTTCGAAATATCCGCTCGACGCGCAGGCGAAAATGTTGGGCACTTATAAGTCAATCGTGTGGAGACAGCAACACCCCGGACGACTGGGGGTTTCCTATCGCGTCGCTTTCCCGATGATGGAACCCGCGATCTGCCTCCCGCCGACTTGGGTTTACGTGACAACCATAGGGTGAAGGGGAATGGTTTTAAAACCATAGGTTGAAAAACAAATCCTTTTTCGAGCGCTTTCTAGGACTCTTCGGCTACGGCAAGACGCCGGGCAAGCGTCAGAATTATCTCTACGAAGGCGCGCAAGTAAACCGGCTGACCATGGACTGGGTCAGCACGCTGCTTTCTTCGGACCAGGAAGTGCGCGGGAGTATCCGGTTGCTACGCGCGCGGGCGCGCGATCTGCAGCGCAACAACCCAATCGCGAAGAACTATTTGAACCTGCTCGCGGCGAACGTCGTGGGCGAGCACGGCGTCGTCTACCAGTCGAAGGTGCGAAACAATTCCGGCGACCTGAACACAAACCTAAACACAAAAATCGAGGCAGCGTGGCAAGACTGGAGCAAGGTAGGCAACTGCACTGCAGACGGAAAATTATCTTTTCGTGGCGTGCAAGATTTGATTATGCGAACGATCGCGCAGGACGGCGAGGCGTTCGTGCGGCTTTTACCTGGTTTCAAAAACAAGTACCGCTTCGCGCTGCAGGTCATCGACGCGGACCAGGTCGACCCGCTGTTCAATCGGTTTTATGATCCTGGCGAGCAGAACGAAGTGCGAATGGGCGTCGAGGTCGACCAGTGGGGAAAGCCCGTCGCCTATTACGTCAACCCGAAACCCCCGTCGGAGATTGGCGGTACGCTAAACCGCGAGCGAATACCCGCTGAAAACATCAAACACCTTTTCGACCCGGCCCGCGTGAATCAGACGCGCGGTATCACTTGGTTTCACCCTGTAATGTCCCAACTCAAAATGCTGCAGGGTTACATCGAGGCCGAACTCGTGGCGGCGCGCACGGGCGCGGCCAAGATGGGTTGGCTACGCTACACGGACCCGAGTGCATGGGAAGCGCCGAACGATGACGCTGAAAAACAGGGCGCGTACACGCTCGAGGCGAATCCGGGCATGATCGAAACGCTTCCCCCTGGTATGGAATTTGTTGCGTGGAATCCAGACCACCCGGCGAACGCTTTCCAAAACTTTGTCATCACGCTTTTGCGACAGGTCGCGACAGGCTTAGGCGTTTCCTATAACGCGCTCGCGAGCGACCTCGTCGGCGTGAATTATTCGTCGCTTCGTTCTGGGATGCTCATCGAGCGCGATCTCTGGCGGCGTCAGCAATCGTTCCTCATCGAGTCGTTTCTCGGCCCGGTATTCGAAGAGTGGCTCGATATGGCGCTGCTATCGGGCGAGCTCGTGCTCGACTCTCGCGACCCAACGCGATTTCTTAGTGGCGTTTGGCAACCGCGCGGCTGGCAATGGGTGGACCCGCTAAAAGACGTACAGTCGGCAATTCTGGGAATCGACGCCGGACTCACTTCACGAACGGAAGTGCTCGCCGACAAGGGCGAGGACGTCGAGGACATTTTCGAGCAACTCGCGCTCGAAAAGAAACTCGCCTCGCAATACAAACTCGAACTAAACGTTTCGGCGAAGCCGCCGAAAGTCAC